TGCGGTTTCGGTAAAGAGTTCCACACCAGGAATGGCTACCAAAAACAATGCTCAAGATAGGCGCAGTTTATTGGCAGAGCAATTTGACCAAATAGCTGCACGACTTTAATTGATATAGGAGAATTATTATGGCATTTGCCAATTCCAGTATCAGCGACATCATTGCGACCAACATTCAAAGCCGTACTGGTGAGTTAGCTGATAACGTCACAAACAACAACGCCCTTTTGCGTAGACTCAAAGACCGTGGAAATGTGAAAACATTCTCTGGCGGTAACGTGATCTTGCAAGAGATTATGTACAACGACAGCACCACAAATAACACGAATTCTTATTCAGGTTATGAAGTGTTGAATGTCTCACAAAACAGCCCTATCAGTTCTGCTCAATTTAGCATTACTCAATATGCCGCTGCTGTGTCTATTTCTGGTTTGGAAATGATCCAGAACTCAGGCAAAGAAGCTATTATTGATTTGCTCGATGGCCGTATGATGGTTGCTGAAGCTCAATTGGCCAACCGCATTGGTGGTGACATCTACACAGATGGCACAGGCAACAGCGGTAAAAACATCACAGGCTTGGGCGCTGCCGTACCTGATGCACCCTCAACAGGAACTTATGGCGGCATTAACCGTGCTACCTACAGCTTCTGGCGTTCACAGAAATATTCTGGCGTGACCGATGGCGGTTCTGCTGTTTCTGCCTCAAACATCCAATCTTACATGGATGCTTTGGCCGTTCAGTTGATTCGTGGTACAGACAAGCCTGATTTGATCGTTGCCGACAGTAACTACTACCGTTTGTATTTGCAATCTATGCAATCCATCCAACGTGTTACTGATGGTGGCAATTCAACTCAAGGTGCGGGCTTTGCTTCATTGAAATACTATGGCGCTGGCATGGCATCTGATGTTGTGCTTGACGGTGGTATCGGTTCTGCCGCTACTGCAAACCATATGTGGTTCTTGAACACCAAGTATTTGATGTTCCGTCCCCATGCTGATCGTAACTTTGTGCCTATCGGTGGTGAGCGTCAAGCCGTTAACCAAGACGCCATCGTTAAGTTGATTGGTTGGGCTGGTAACTTGACTAGCTCAGGCCCACAATTCTGTGGCGTTCTGATCGCTTAAAGGAGTAAAATCATGGCATATACAGTAACCCCCGTCATTGGTGTTGACTTTAACAACATCGTTAACACCAACACAAACAGCGCAGGAACGGCTGTTCCTACATTTGGCCCCTTGGGTGCTGAAGTATTTGGTTCTGATGGCAAAATTTATGTGTTGGGTCAAGCTAACGCATCTATTTCCGCCTCAACAACAGCTTGCACTATCAATACAACCACATTCTTGGTAACAGCTTCAGGCGGTTCATATACATCGCCCGCAGTTGACCTAGTTTCTGGTAATGTTGCATGGTTCTCTAAAGCATCTGTGTAAAATTAAAGGGGCGGCATAAAACCCGCCCTTTTTTAATCAAGGAATTAAAATGGCTATCCCCTCACGAATTCTTGGCGCAGGAAACTCGCCTTTGTCTACAGTTTCCATCGCTGGTGATGGCGCTGTTGGCATTGTTGCAACGGGTTCAACTGCCGCTACCGCAACACAATTGTCGGCTGTGTTCAACACAATCACAACTTCATCTGCTTCTACAGGCGTTAAATTGCCTCCTACAGAAGCGGGCGCAATGGTTGGTATTCGTAACGATTCAGGTCAAACAATTACTGTTTACCCTTACAATACTAGCTCAACCATCAATGCAGCAGCAACATCTGTTACATTGGCAACGGCAAAGAGTATGATTCTTTTTGCTCCAAGCGCAACAACTTGGGCATCAGTCACTTCAGCATAATCCCCACAGGATAAAAAATGGCACTAGATTCCGATATTGCAAACGCAGACACACATCTGCACGTTGAGTTTTATACATTTGACAAAGCACCGTACAAAGACATCCCATTTGTGCGAATTATGGTTCCTGGCGATAAGTACAACATCATTGAACAGCCCGTTCGTGATGACCATAAAGAGCGCTTTCCCCGTCAATGGTTGCACTATCAAATGCAAAACTCAGAGGGTGGGCCTGTTATCGGCACAACCTTGCAAAATTGGCATCTAGATCGCCCTGAAGAATTTACAGACGGCCAAATGGCTGAACTGCAAATTCTAAAGTTTCAAACTGTTGAGCAAGTTGCAACCGCAAGCGATGCTCAACTTCAGCGTGTTGGTATGGGCGCTGTTGGATTGCGTGAAAAGGCAAGAGCATATCTGCTAAGACGCAATCAAAGTGAGAGTTCATTTGAATTAGAGCAAACCCGTTCTGAATTGAAAGAATTACAAGAGCAAGTTAAAGCCTTGTTGTCTGAAAAAGCAAGAGGCCGCCCTAAAAAAGAGGTGTAAATTATGTCTAGCACTATGCTCCAGTTAGTGCAGCAAGTTACCAATGAATTAGGCGTGTCAACACCGACAAGTGTTGCTGGAAATACTAATCAAGATGTTATCCAAATTCTTGCGTTAATGAACGCAAGTGGATACGAATTCTTGCGCAAGCATCCTTGGCGAACCCTTACAAAGCAAAAGCAGTTCTACACCGAATATCTGACCACCACAGGGACATGGAGCGATGATGGGCTGTCCATCACAAATATCCCATCTACCAATGGTTTAGATAGCACCTACATGGTGGTTGGCACAGGACTTGACCAAAATACTTTCATTCAAACTGTAGATTCAAGCACCTCTGTCACTTTAACTAGAAAAACGACAGAGGCGGGCACAAATGCAACCGTGTACTTTCAAAAGATGAAGTATGCGTTTCCAAGCGACTATGAAGCCATCATCCCAAGGACAATGTGGGACAAGGATAAACATTGGGAGATGCTTGGCCCTGAAGATGCACAGCAATGGGAATGGTTGCTGTCAGGATACATTGCTACAGGCCCTCGGATTCGATGGCGTTTGTTTAGCAAGTATTTTCAAATATGGCCAGGCTTCTCAAGCGCTGAGTTTTTGGGCTACGAGTACCGTTCAAATGCATGGGCAATGAGTTCTGCTGATGAACCCAAGACATCGTTTACTGCTGACTCTGATACTTGTATCTATCCTGATCGTTTGATGGTTTTGTCAACCAAGCTCAAATATTTTGAGGCTAAAGGTTTTGACACAACGGCCATGTATCGCAACTATTTGGAAGAAATGGAAGCGGCTATTGCTTTGGATATGTCTGCGGCTAATTTGTCGTTTGCACCAAGGCCAGGCACGATTTTGATTGGCTACGACAACATTCCTGACAGCGGTTATGGGGCATCACAGTAATGAAAATTGCCCAACGAACTGCCGCTAATGTAGCGAGTATTCCTGCGCCCGTTGGCGGGTGGAATGTGCGCGATTCGTTGGCCAATATGTCGCCAACAGATGCGGTGACGATGACTAATTTCTTCCCTACTGTTTCAAGTGTAAACTTGCGCGGTGGGTTCAGCAAATGGTCAACGGGTATCACAGGCCAAGTTGATACGGTCATGGCCTATGAGACGGGAAGCGTCAGCAAGCTGTTTGCGGTTGCCAATGGTTCAATTTACAACTGCACAACCAAAGGCGCGGTGGGCGCTGCTGTGAAAACAGGACTTACTAACAGCCGTTTTGAGCATATCAACGTCACAACCGCGGGAGGTAGCTTCCTTTATGCTTGCAATGGCGTAGATGATCCACTCCTCTACAACGGCACAACGTGGCAAAGCGTCAACGCCTCAAGCTCACCCATCGCTATTACGGGCGTGACCACAAACAAGCTGAACAATGTCACCTTGTTTAAAAACCGTGTTTGGTTTATTGAGAAAGAAAGTCTAAAAGCATGGTACTTACCGACCAACTCAGTTGGTGGCGCTGCCGAGGTTTTAGACTTGAGTTCTATTGCCCGAATGGGTGGTTACATTGTTTCTATTAGTGCTTGGACAATTGATGCGGGTTATGGCGTAGACGATAACCTTGTTTTTGTGACTTCACAGGGCGAGATTATTGTTTACCGAGGTACTGACCCCGCCTCTGCTAGTACATGGGCTTTAACGGGCATTTGGAAGCTCGGAGCGCCTGTTTCTAGGCGTTGTTTGTACAAGTATGGTGGCGACCTATTGGTTTTAAGTTTGGACGGTCTATTGCCGTTGGCTTCAGCGTTGCAATCAAGCCGACTTGACCCAAGGGTTAATCTATCAGACAAGATTCAGGGCGCTATTACTGAGGCGACAACGGCTTACCAAAATTCATTTGGGTGGGCTTTGCTTTATCACGCCAAAAACAATGCTTTGTGGATCAATGTGCCTGTTGGCCTTGGTGCGCAAGAGCAGTTTGTGATGAATACGATTACAAAGTCATGGACAAGATTCACGGGATGG